AAGCAAATTGAATTCAAAATCCGTCTGTGTCATGCCAGAGAAGTTTATGAAACTTGAAAAGTGCGCTAAATTGGAATGCTATGCGATATGCTCGGATTATGTTGACAAACTATCTGAAATAGTGTAAAATACTAAATATATAGGGAATTGTTCCCGCACTATTAAGGAGCATATATGAAAACCTTACAAAAGGTTGTAGTGTTACTCTTTTCTCTGACTTTTTGTAACGCAGTCCATGCAATTGATCCACAATCTCTTTTGAAGAGTAAAGATGCAAGCAAAACGGACTTGTACTGGATGGCACTGAACATCTACCACGAAGCTGGCAATCAACCATCAATTGGTAAGATTGCAGTTGGTATGGTAGTTCTCAATCGGTTAGTAGACAAGCAAAACAGATTTCCAAAAACAATCAAAGAAATTGTAACGCAAGATTGCCAGTTCTCATGGTATTGCATTGTAAAAGATCATAAACCTAAGAACGATGACATGTGGAAACAATCTTATAAAGTTGCTGAATTTCTCTTGACAGGATACAAAAAAGGTATTATGATAGATGTTGTAGAAGGTGCAACACACTTTCATGCAACATATGTGAAACCGCCTTGGGCCAAAACCGCAACAAAAGTCGTGCAAATCGGCGACCACATTTTCTATCGTTGGGGAAAGGATGTCCAAAAAACAAAAATGCGAATCTAAAGATATGAATTTGAATATATTAACTGCTAAAGAATTTGAACGTCACATCATAGAAATCATGCATGAAAAACATCCAATTTCAATGATTGATGCAATAGTTCTATATTGTGAAGAAAAAAATATTGAAATTGAAACTGCTGCTGCATTGGTTTCTTCACGGATGAAAAGTCGCATTGAAGCTGAAGCGGCAGATTTAAATATGATTGTACGAAAAGCGAGATTACCAATTGATGATGATGAGAATGGAAGCTATTGAAGCATATCGGATATACTTAGCAATTAAAAATCATTTTACACTTGACACTTACGATTATTTCAAGTATAATAAAAAGACTAAAGTTACACTGGATAGTTTTCTAAAACGAAAAGACAAAATCTTTTTTGCTAAACTTGGTAATCGCAAAGACAAATATCTTGAAGACTTTCTTGTTGCAAACTTTTTATATCAGACAAATATCTGGGTTGGTGAACTTTTGTCTGATGAATGTGAAGAGCGATATAAAGATTGGAAAAGAAAACAAGAATCACTTTCTTATCATTTCAAAAATGAAATTGTTTTTTTGCAAGACTTTAGCGTCAAAGAATTTAACACATTGTTTGAAAGCGTGAACGGAGATCATCCAAAAATTATAAAGATGTTTCTCAGAAAAGAGATTAGCATTGAAACACTTGCGATTCTTGATGATATACTAAAGTTTATACACAAATCAGACAAAACTGTTCATGATCCAATCTATAAAGAGGTGAGTAAATTATGCAAAAAATACCAGCCATTCTTAAATTACGACAAAGCGAAAGCAAGGCAGGTGTTGAAGCAGCAAGTATCATTGAAATAAAAACAATAAAACAAAATATTTGTGCATTATTACGTACAAAAAAGAATCAAAGTCAGCTATATACTCATGTAGGTGATAATGATATATGTGGACAAGACGTTAATATTAATTTAAATACGAGGTAAATACGATGGCAAATTCATTCGCTGATCTTAAAAAATCACGCACTCAAGCCCTAGAAAAACTCACAGGCGAACTCTCTAAGTTGACTGACAAAGAGGCTGGCAAAAAATCATACGAAGACACTCGCTTCTGGAAGCCAACGGTTGACAAAGCTGGCAATGGTATGGCCACCATTCGCTTTCTTCCTTCACCTGAAGGTGAAGACATGCCATGGATTCAAATCTTTTCTCATTCCATTCAAGGACCAACTGGTCAGTGGTTGATTGACAATTGTTTGACATCAATCAACAAAAAATGCCCTGTGTGTGAACACAACACTGTTCTATGGAATTCAGGCATTGAAGCAAACAAAGAGATTGTACGCAAACAAAAGCGCAAACTTCAGTACGTTTCAAACATCTATGTTGTCAAAGATCCAAGCAATCCTGACAATGACGGCAAAGTTTTTCTTTTCAAATTCGGCAAGAAAATTTTTGATAAACTCAACGATTTGATGAATCCTGAGTTTGAAGATGAAACGCCTGTCAATCCTTTTGACTTGTGGGAAGGCGCAAATTTCAAATTGAAAATTCGTAAAGTTGAAGGTTATCAAAACTATGACAAGTCAGAATTTGATAGACCAAGCCCCCTATCAAAAGATGATGATGATCTTGAGCGTATCTGGAAATCTGAATATAAACTCAATGAGTTTTTAGATCCTACAAACTTCAAGTCATACGATCAAATCAAAGAACGTTTGAATGTCGTTTTGGGAATCGCCGGTGCAACTGCTGCTGTTGCTGCTGCACCAGCAATTGAAAGGCCTGTTACAAAATCTGCACCAGCCGCTGCAAAGACTGCTGTTGATGATGATGACAGTGATGAAGACTTGAGTTATTTTGAAAAATTAACTGAAGATGATTGATTAATTTCTCCTTGGTAATATTTTAATAGGTGGCAGAAATGCCACCTTTTTTTATTATTATGGTGTAACAGGAGAAAATGCGTAACTAAACTCTGAAGAAACTGTGCCGAAATACTTTCTTTCGCTACTTGAAGATGCATTGTTTATGACAGTGCTTTGATTATTATTTACATTACCACTATTAATCACTGCTGTACCTCCAGCATTTGCTGTTGCTGTAGAAGGATTACTATTTTTTAATTCTTCATTTTGTTGTTGCACTGCTGCAAGTGTAAGCGTTGCACCGTTTGTTATAGGAGTTGCTACATTAATTTGTGTACTATTATTAGTTACTGCTTTACCTTGTAAATCAACTGCTTTACCTTCTTTATTATATCCAAAGATTAATGGATTTTCTTCATCAACTATTTTTCCTAATTGTTCGTTGTAGACTTGTCTACTCTGTCCCGGATCATAAGAATAATCTTCACCTGATCCGGAAGAAGAAGCTGCGACAAATTCTCTAAATCCTGCTGCAAATCTGTTTGCGAAACTGGTGCCGGCAATATTTTTCACTTCTTTACCAGCGCCAATAACTTCACCTGTTTCAAGTTCAGGTTTCGTTAAAGTGCTGACGGATGCTTTTGCTGTTTTTGCTTTGTCTGCTGCTGTCTGTTCAGCCATTGCAGTCAATAGAGCATCTGCCATTGAACTAAACACATCCGATTTACTTATATCTTCAATTGGCGCTTCCCATATTTTTTTATCACCATGTGGATTTACTCCACCTTTACCAACAAATAGAAATGCGGTTTTAGCTTTACCGTGTAATTCAAGAGCAAAATAATCGTATGCTAAAGGACCGCCACCAAGTGTAAGCTGAACTTTTTTGGCCATTGCAAAAAGCATAATACCTATTTTTTGAGCAGCATCTCTCATTTGTTGCGGTGTTTTTTTGCCTTCGGAAATAATACCGCCCGCAGTTGGATCATTATTACCGTTTACATAGATTGCCCAAGTAACTCTTGGATCTGCTTTACCACCACCCAAGAAACTTCCTAAGAAACTTCCTACAATTGGTCCAAGTGGTCCTAACCACGGAGTTAAGAATGTTCCTAAATATCCACCGAGTGCTGAACCCGCAGCGCCTACAATGTCACCTTGGAAAAGTTTAATGATTGCACCCGCATAAGGAAGAATCTCGCCTGCGCTAGCCGCTAAATCTCCTAGAACACTTGTTCCAGCGGTTGCTGCTGCATCCATGCCTAATGCTGCTGCGTCTCCAACTGACGCTGCTGCTGCACCCGCTGACGATAAAGCGCCGCCACTCTCTAAAACTGCTGACATTGCAACATCTGCTGCATCTACTCCAGATAATAATCCACTTGCATTTCCAAATATTGACGTTGTTCCTGGTTCTATATAACCCGTTAAATCAGTCGTTGCTGTTGATAAATTTCCAAAATCATTGTACGCAGTTGAAATGCCAGTTGAACCCGGCATTGTTATATTCGTACCTGGACCAGCTAATCCGACTTCGCCTGGACCATAGCCGGATGGACCACCAGTCTTAAATGGATTAAGATTACTAAAATCTCCAGTTTTGAATGCTGTAGTAAGCCCTGTATCTTTTCCTAAAAATTTTGAAGCGACATCACCATAACCTAATGCGCCTGCGCCAACTTGTAAACCACTCTTTATAAGATAATTTGCGCCTTGCTGTGCTGCAAGTCTGACGTAAGGATTGTCTATACCTTTTGTAATTTTATATGCAGCATAGTTTGTGAGTAGATTTCCACCGACCTTCATTCCTGTGTTCAGAAGAGCGTCACCCCACGACATTTCTCCTGACCATGCTTTCCCTAAATCTTCAAAGAAACCGCCACCACCGCCAAGCCCAGTGCCACCACCGCCAAGCCCACCGCTACCAAATAAACTTGCAAGTAAATTAAATCCAGAGGTTAATATTGTACCTAAACCACCTACACCGCCACCAAGTAAATTTCCTAGTACAGTTTCTAGTCCACCACCAACGTTAGTGAAAACTTTAGTGAGACCTGTTCCTAGTTGATTAAAAAATCCTTCTTGTTGATTTGTTGCTGTTTCCCATGAATCGTAAGTAAAGCCTTCTTGGACTGTTAATACATTTGCATCACGTAATGGCACTTTTAAACCGTCATAACTTACGACTCTATTCAAACCATTATTCATACCATTAAATGCACCAAACACTCCCTGAGTGAATGGTCCACCAACCATCTGCCCACCATAATTTGCAAGTCCACGCATCAACTGTTCTGGAGAGAATAATCCTCCAGGTCCGGCTTGCATTCCCGCTAAATTAAATAGTGATGGAAATTGTTTATTTAAGAATGGTAGGAGTGTTGAACTTCCTGTAGGAATTCCTGTGAAATTATATAAAAGCTGTTCAAGACCCATCCGACGGCCAGCTTTCTTTTGCTCCTTTGTGCCGCCTGTCATTAAATTACTTAATATTTGCCCAAAACCGAACTGATCAGTGTCAGTAAATCCTAACCCTTTACCTACTTGATTTGCAAACTTATCAATGAATACATTTCCAATCTGACCAAATATTTGTGCATACTCAGATCCCGCTCTTTTACCAACAATGTTTTGTAAAAACGGTGTTATCTTTTTTGTAATGTTTAATCTTCCGCCAATCAAATTGCCAAGCTCACCTGGGCCCTCTAGAGCATTCCGAGCAGCACCAAAACCAAAAGGTCCTAGTGTGCGTTTCATTGCGTCAAAGATGAAGTTGCTTGTTGAATTTGTAAAGCGTTTTGTTTGATCAGTTAATTGTTGAATATAATAATCATTTCTTAAATCGTCTTTGCTTTTTTTTACTGCAATCTGATTGCCTTGCTGCGCTGTAGTGACAGCTTTAGCTGTTAGAGCGTTATTTCTCTTTGCAAGTTCTGTTTGCAGTTGCATTTCAGCAAGTTGGCGTCTTGCTACACTATCATCTTCACCAACAAAACCAGATCCTGAAACAGCTCGGGCAGCTTCGGCTGCTGCGGTATTCAACACAGCAGTTTGCATTATAGGATCATTTGAAACGTCTGTATCTAATCTATCTTCTTGTCCAAATTCTCCCGCTGCACTTGCTGCTGATGCTAAATTTATTGGCGGCCCACCACCGCCTCCTAAACTTCTAGTGCCACCTCCACTACCACCGCCAAATTTTCCAAATCCTTTGTCTACACCAGTGCCCTTTAGATCAACGTGAAAATGTCCGCCTGTTGAATGTGCTGAAGGATATGCATACTCGTCAATAACTCTTGCACCAGTTTTTCCTATCGCTTCAGCAATACTAGCACGATACTCATCATTAGTTGCGTCTTTTGGCGGTATGACAAAATCAAAAGCTAAGCCTTTGTTATGTAAACTGCTTGAAGCTTTCTCTTGATGATACCTGTCATTAAATCCTGTGAATGTTACTCCAGGAATAGTGCTCTGGACATTTTGTGCTAAATCAACTAGTGCAGGACTTAATGCAGCACCAGGCTTTTGTACGTCACCAACTTTAAGGTTTAATCCTAAACCACGTAAATCAGCTTCCGTATAAGGCTTTGCTGTACCTACATTGACGCCGGGACTTTCTACAGCCCTGGGCATTCCCATAGAACCTCTACCAGCACCTGCTGTAGATGTTCCTGCTGGAAGTGCTGCTTGACCTGTTGATGAAGATGACGAAGATGAACTAGTATCGGCGATTTCAAATCTTTGTATTCTGAATCGGCTTGCCCCAGGAATAAAATCAACAAGTTTGTTTATACCATCTATTAAAACATTACCTACAATTTTGAATACATTACTTACACCAGTTACAATTGTTCCAATTAAATCGCCACCAGCTTTTTTAATTGCTTCAAAATCTAAACTTATAATAGCAGTGATTAATTGTATAACATTTCGGAAACCATTTACTGCTGTGTTCAAACCATTCTTTAACAAATCTCCAACAACTCCATAGATATACATCATCGGTTCAGATGTGAAGATTGTGCCTATTGCAGCGAATAAATTTCCTAAATCTTGAAATATGCCCGAAGCAGCTTTCGTCACAAATTCTCTAGCAGCCTCACCGAAAGGTTTTCCTTGAACAGTAATGCCCATCAATTTCGCAGCAAGATCAATGATGTCAAAGAATCCACCCACAAAACCGCCAATAAAACCAGAAACTCTGTCTGCTACACCAACCGTATCTTTTCCTAATATACCCTTTAACTTCTCATCACTGAATGCTAATTCTAGACCATCAAATATAGAAAATATAGCACTGATTGGCCCTAAAACTTTTACTGCTGTTTTTAAAACTGGTGTTATGTCAAGCACTTCACCGACAAATTTCAATGAACTTCCTAGTGCGTCACTAATTCCTTTGAAGAAACTTGATATAAATCCTATACCACTACCAACTCTAGCGACATCACCTGCTGTGTCACCA